AAGATGGCGTAGTCACAACTAAAACTGAACATGAAGCTGCATATCAAGCCACACTAGATGCTGCTACTGCAGAGGCTAACCGTAAGAAACGCAATGAGTTACTAGCTGAAACAGATTACTATGCACTGTCAGACGTTACCATGTCAACAGAAATGACTACATATCGTCAAGCTCTACGTGACATTACTTCACATGAAAGCTGGCCTAACTTGGCTGATGCTAATTGGCCTACGAAACCATAAGGACAACTAGAATGAAAAGAGATTTAATACTAGAGGGCAAATTTCTTATAGCCCAGAGGTATGGTTACAAGGGGCCAAGAAGTCATCGTGCACTAGATACTTTTGCACAATCCAGTCCTATGATGATTGCTAAGTTTAATGCTATTGGTGTTGGACTTGCTGCTGGTGGGTACATTAGAGGTTATCAAGAAGGTGGCTTTGAATACGATACTATGCCTAAGGAAAAAAAGTCAGATACAGAAATTGGCAACCCATCAGGTAATGCTGCAGTAGATAGCATACTTAAAGGCGCTGTTGGGGTTGGTACTAACGCAACTCAAGACCTTAACAATGATGGTAAAGTTAGTTCTGCTGATGCTTTACTTGCTGCACAAAATGCAGGGTTAACAAGTGGTGCTTCTGATGAAGCTGATGTTAGTGGTGGGGCAAAAGATGACGAAACGTCACTAGAAGAGTATCAAAAGAAACAAAAAGAACTTTTAGAAGCAGGTATGAAAGCTCCTGAAAAAGCTGACATAGCTACTGTCGACACGTCTGTAGGGTTGATTGATGAGTCAAAAGGTAAACTTGATGAATACCAAGATATAAGTGCAGATACAGCAACTGCATCAACGGCAGATGCCCCAGACCCTGTAACTGCAGAAACTTACGATGCTGTAACCGCCGCCGGAGATGTATCAGAAGCTTTAGGTGCATCTATACCTGCAGAGACAGCAGCAAAAACAGCTTTAGAAATGGCTGTAGGTAAAGTGCCTTATGATAAAAGATACGACATAGATGGTGACGGTAAGGTTACTTCTGCAGAAGCACTTCAGATTGCTCAAGGTAAGCATACCGTTATGGGTAAAGGATCTTTAGAAGCTGTTAAAGGTGATACTGAGCAGTATAAGGACATGGTTGAAGCAGCGACTATGACTGAAGAAGATTCTCTGCTTATGAAAAGTGACGAAATAAAAGCTCAGAAGGGTACTTCTATTGATGTTAATGCACCTGCTGATCGTGAGATTGAAAAAGGTGAACTAATTGATCTAGGAGATATTGCAGGTCAAGCTGAAAAAGCTGCTAAGTTTGCAGAACAAATACAATATGCAGAAGCTACACCTAGTAAAAAGGCTATGGTAAAGGGTCAGCTTGAAGACCTCATGTCTGACTTTGAAGGTGGTAAGACACCTCCTTGGGCTGCAGGTGCAATGAGAGCAGCTAATGCTACTATGGCTGCTAGAGGTCTTGCTGCTTCGTCTATGGCTGGTCAAGCTATTATTCAAGCTGCTATGGAATCTGCACTACCTATTGCACAAGCTGATGCTGCAACTCAAGCAAGCTTTGAAGCACAGAACTTGTCTAATAGACAACAACGTATGATGTTAGCTGCTGAACAACGTGCAGCATTTATTGGACAAGAATTTGACCAAACATTCCAAGCTCGTGTAGCTAACGCAGGTAAAATTTCTGATGTAGCAAACATGAACTTTACTGCTGAACAGCAGATTGCTATTGAAAATTCTCGTGCAGCTAACACAATGGAGCTAGCTAATCTGTCTAACGAACAGGCAGTTGTTATGGCTAAGGCGGCTGCACTGGCCAACATGGACTTAGCTAACTTAAGTAATACTCAACAAGCTGCAGTTCAAAATGCTCAAAACTTTTTAGCTATGGATATGTCTAATTTAGACAGAGCACAAGAGGTAGCTTTATTTAAAGCTCAATCTAAAGTTACTGCTATCTTGTCGGATAAGGCTGCAGAAAATGCTGCTTTGCAGTTTAATGCTACAAGTGAAAACCAAACTAAACAGTTTAATGAAAACCTAGCTGCCACAGTTAATCAGTTTAATGTAGCTCAGACTAATGCAATAGAACAGTTTAATACTGGTCAAAAGAATTCTATGAAGCAGTTTAATGAAAATATTAAAAATCAAAGAGATCAGTTTACCAAAGCTAATGAATTGGTAATTGCTCAAGCTAATGCTGTATGGAAACAAAATGCTGAGACTTTAGATACAGCAGCAGAGAATGCTGCAAATGAATCATATGCAACTGCAATGAATAATATGTCTCAGACTAATTTAGATGCATTATGGCAAGCCGAAAGGGATGCTATGAATGATGAATTTACTGCTAAAGAAGCTGCAAAAGATAGAGCTTTATCTGTCTTGTTAGCTGAAGAAGAAGCAGAAATTGTTAGGGAAAAGTTAGATAACGCAGAAGACACAGCTAAAACTGAATTGGGACTTAGATTTTTGTTTGGTGATGCATCAGGCCTATTTTAATAATAAAGGATTACACTATGGGAAGTTGGAGCTACGCAAGTTTTTATAAAAAATTGAAGGAAGGTACTGCTGGTGCTACCGGTCCTGAAAAAGCAAAAGCAATGCAGTTTGCTAGGCAGCAAAGAGCTGGTTTAATGTCTTCTCAAAGACAAAAGATTGCTAAAGAAGGTGAAGATATTGTTACCCTTGAAGATCTTTTAAACGAAAGGTTTAAAAGAATACAAGAACAAAACAAGAAGTTAAAAGAAAGAGCTGCTAAAGAACTGCCTGAGATACCTGCCACGGATTACTATCAAATGCAGGACATAGATACTAGTGTAGATATTTTAGATGCCCAAACTTCTATGGCAGAACAAGCTTCTGAAGCTGCTATTTCTGTTGATATACCAGACTACAAAGTGTATAATAGTCCTGATGAAATGTCTGAGTTAGAGATATTAGCTCGTACTATAGAGGCAGAGGCAGGGGTAGAATCCTTTAAAGGTAAGGTTGCAGTAGGTGCAGTGGTAGCTAACAGAGCATCTTCCGGTAACTATGGTCAAGGCATAAAAGGTGTAATTCTAAAGAAGGGTCAGTTCTCCCCTTGGAATAGTTGGACAGGCTATGCAAAGGGTGAGCAAGGCAGGGAAATGTTGGAGTTACAACCAAGTGAAGATTCTTACAAAGCTGCTCAAGCTATCCTAACTGGTAACTATACAGATGCAACTGGTGGTGCAACTCACTATGTTGATCCTAGTGTTAGTCAACCTGATTGGCTATCTAAGATGAAGGGTAGGAAAAGAGGAACTGTAACAATAGGATCTCATTTGTTTGGTAATGCTGACAGTAATAAAACCTATGATGGTCGTTCTTGGATATCCAAAAGGAGTGGTAAATAATGTCGTTTAGATTTAGTAGACCTATACCTGGGGAATCTTTAACAGCAGAACCCAAGTCTCGTCCATATGAAAGACCTCCGCAGATAACAAATCCGATAGAGGCTTTAGATCTTCACCTAGACAGATTAACTAATGAAGATACTATCGACGATGTACTATACTTTTTGGAGTATGGTGCTAGTCTAACTACTATCGTACAAGGTATATTAAGAAGTGCAGTTTTACAAGGTGTTCATAATATTAACGTAAGTCTTATTATTGCCCCAGTGATACACGAACATCTTAAGGGTTTTGCTGATGCTTCTGGTATTGAATATGATGAAGGCTTTAACGAAGAGAAGAATAAGAAAGCTCTTACTTATGCTAGAGATAAAGCAAGAGCTAAAGATATGTTAAAGAAGCTTCGTGAAGAAGAAGATATGGAAGAACCTGAAGAAGAAATGATGGAAGAAGCACCAGAGCAAATGATGGAATCTGAGGATACGCCTGAAATGGCACCTGAAATGCAACAAGAGCCAGCTCAAACTGGCCTAATGGCGAGGACAATGTAATGGCATTTAGTGCAGTAGGAGCTTTGAACTATTTGGATTATGTTCAAGCAAGAAAAGATCGTGATGAAGACTTAATAAATAGGCGAGAAGAGTTGTTGTTAAGTATGGGTTACAACGCAACAAAGAGAACAGCTGCTAGCCGTTCTAAAGCAGAAGAAGCAGCTCAAGAATCTGTGATACTACAGAAGATGGTGGAGAAAGAAAATATTCAAGACCCAAATATTTTAAATTACTATAGCCAACTTACTTCTGACCCATTAGCAGCCAAGCAATTTAATGGTATAAGATCTCAATTTGCCCAAAAGGGTATTAATATTTCCTTACAGGATGCTCCCAATATTATTAATATCTTAGCAGCTCCAAAGATAAACAAGCAAACAAAGATTGACTTGTTAAAAGAATTTGAAAATATAGATCTCACAGATAATGCTAAATTTAAAGAACTATTTGTTAAAGTTCAAAACATGACAGAGGGTCCAGAAAGAGAATATCTGTTATATGTTGATCCTTCAGAAGAAGTAGATGTTAAAAAAAGACTTGAAGTATCTGACGAAAAATATGGCTTAATGCAGAGCATGTTAATCTTAGAAGCCCAAAAGTTTGTTGTCGATAGCCCAGAAGATCCAACAGCTGTATCAGTACAAAGTGCACTTAAGAACTTACAAAGTGGTACTGATGCACAAAAGACTCAAGCAACACAGTTCTTATTTAACCAGTTTGGAAACCAAGGTTGGGTAAACACTCTCATAGAGAGTAACCCGATTACCTTCAAAGGTTTAGATAAAGATCCAAGAGTTGCAGCTATGATAGCTATGTCTACACCTACACAAACTACACCACCACCACCACAAACTGCATCAATTACACAGGTTGTAACAGAACAAATGGTTAGGGTAAATCCAGATCTTGCAGATTATGTAGGACAGACTGTAGAGTTTGTATTGAACGAAGAAGACGGTAAATACTATCCGGTGCTTGGAGAATAATTAATGGCTGGTTTTACTTTTGAAGAGTTGTCTGGTCAAAATCAAGGGGGATTTACCCTAGGGGAACTTGGCCAACAACCAACAACTTCAATGTTACCTGAACCAGGAACATACACACAAGACGATATGGTTGAGAACGATAACATGTACTCAATCATCGAAGGGTTTATGTACGACAGATATGGTCCTGATGCTTTTATTGGTAATAGCCGTGCTAAAGTTGTAGATAAGTTCTTAAACAACAGACGTGGTGTAGCTGTAGGTAATACTGTTCGTGGATTAAACGAGTGGGACTACATCAATGACATCAAAGGTGATGATGATAAGATGGCTAGAGCTGCTTCTGCTTATCATCTGTATGAAAACATGGCTGGGTTGTTTAGTGAAGAAACAAGTTTTGCAGAACGTGCAGAAGGTGTTATGGACTACACAAGGTCTGCAATCTTAGATCCAATAAACCTTATTGGTGGTCTTATCGGTAAGGCTGCAGCTGGTGGTGCAGTACGTGTAGGTACTGATGGTGCTAGACGGTTAGCTTATAACGAAATGAAAAAGAAAGCTGCCACTGGTGCTAGTCAAAAACAGATTGCCAAGGAAGGCAAGAAGCAGTTCACTGCAGCTATGGCAAAAGCTAATACAGCTAATGTACAAAAGATTGGTGAATACTCTGCAAAGATATTAGGTACTACTGGTGCTAAAAGACTTACAACTAAAGCAGCACTGACAGAGATTGGTGTTACCGCAACTGTAGATTCTGTCGTCGGTGTTGGTATGGAAGCTCTATATCAAGAGGGATTAATTGATCTTGGTGTAAGAGATGAATACGACAAGTTTGCTATGGGTATTGCTGCTATTGGTGGAATCGTTGTAGGTGGTACACAAGCAACTGGTGTTGTACTTAAACGTGGTTGGAGTGAAACAGTAATGCCCACTGTAGGTGTACCTCAGCCTACTAGTGAAGGGTTCTTATCTGAGATCTCTAAGGCTATCGAAAACTACACAAATCAAACTATAGCTCCCATTGGTCGTGATTGGAAAACCAAAGTTAAAGGTGGTATGGAATTTTCCAAAGAGAGTAAAGACCTGTCTACAGATTTTTTTACAACTTTGATGTTAGGCCATCAAACAGAGACTGGCGAAGTTATTTTTAAGGGTATGACTCAAACTGCTATGGAACGTGGGTTTGTTTGGGGCAAACGTTTTGAAGATGATAAGTTTACTAACTGGATGGCAGATATTATTTCTGGTGTGAGTGATAAAGAAGCCCAAGAGTTTTTGACTGCTATTGAAAAAGCTACTGGAAATAAAATTAAAAATAAAAAGAAACTCACCGGCAGAGATGTTGGAGATATCCTAGCTTATAAGATGTCTGAGTCAGGTAGAGCTTTAAATGCTGTAAGTCAATCGGCAAGACAACTAGGACTTAGTGTATCTGATCTAGAACTAAAGCACTTGTTTGATGAAGGTGTTGAGATGGGCTTGATTCCAAAGCCAAAAGGTCAAGTTGTTGCAGAAAATATTACTACGGATGTAATAAGAAATACACAGAATAAGATGATTCGTCTTCTTGTTTCAAATCCAGCAACTAGTGCTCTTAATGTTATTGGTTATGGAACCAATATGGCCTTGAATACAACATCTGATATTGCACTATCTGCAGCACATATGAGCTACGGCACATTAAAGAAGTTGGTAGGTGCAAGTAAGTCAGGGGCTAAATCACAAAGAATGGCTGAGATTCTTTTTAAGAATACTGTTCAAAGATTTAAGTTTATGTTTGATCCTGATATGACTTATGCTGCTTTTCAATCTGCATTAACAAGAAACTCTGAGACTTTACAGAGATTAAACAACGTACTTCCTGGTGGTGTTGAGAATGCTACAAATATTTTAACTAAAGGTAAGTTCAATGCTACGACAAAGTTGATAGACATTAAGACTGATGAGCTTATTGATATTGTTCAAACAATGACACTGGTTAATGCTCAAGACTCTTTTACTAAGTCTGTAGAGTTTACAACTCAGATGGACAAGTTGCTTAGAACTGCTTACGGTAGAGGTTGGAATGAGTTCTACTCTTGGGATGGTGCTGCTAAAGCTATGACCAGTAAAGAGTACAGACTTCTTGAAGCTGAAGCTGTGGACAAAACACTTGAAGCAATTTTCTCTAAGTCTTATGCAGGTCCAGGTCCATTAGGCCAGATAGCTGAAGTTATTGAGGATGCTAGAAACTTGCCATTCATCGGTTTGCAAATACCTTTTGGTAGATTTTTTAATAACACCGTTGCTTTTGCAGGTAGAAACACCCCTTTTGTAAACATGGCATTCTCTGTAGCAAAGATGAGTGACGAACCTTTAGACAAAGCATTTGCTAAAACAGTTGTTGCAGGTACACTGTTGTGGCATATGTCTAATCAAGAGATGGAAAATATTGAAGACGGATTGCCTTTGTATGCAACTAGAGATCCAATTACAGGTGAGATTATTAATCAAAGGTATGATTATCCAATCTCATACTTCAAAGCTCTTGCAAGAATGTCTGCGTATAAAATGCGGGGTGAACGTGTACCTAAGTCAGAATCTGATATGATGATGGAAGATTTTGGTCTGGGTAGTATAACTAGAAACCTTACAAAATCTCAGAGAGACCTTCTCGAACCATTTAAAAACATGGCAGAACAACCTGAAATTGGTGACATACTAAATGCTGCTGGTGAAGTATTAAAGAGTTCTATCACAACTCAACCAGCCTCTGCAATCTTAAGACCCCTAGAACCTGCTAACATTGCAGTTGGTGTTCTTATGAAAGATGAAGCTAGACCTATTGATCGTTACCAAAATAACAAAGCACTCAATGACTCTCTCCGTTACATTGATAAGATCGTACCACTGTTTACTGGTGAACCTATGGCTGAGACATTAGAGCAAGCTGCCTCTGGTCCTGCTGATGTTAATTCAACTAAGATGTTTGGTATCAGAACACTCAGACTTACAGACACTCAACGTCTAATGAGTATGATAGGTGTAAAAGAGTTTTCAATTAATGCAGCTAGAAAAGTAAGAACTCAAGCACCTCAAGCTGCAAACAGGTATAATGGAATCTTGTTTGATATTATTGAAGCTGAAGCAGGACTTCTGGTGAATAACAAAAAATTTAAAAAGCTGCCTCAAGGACAACAAAAAATAATTTGGAACAACACAATCAGTCGTTCTAAAGATTTGGCAAAAACTTTTCTATACTTACAGTACTCAGGTCCACTGGATACTATTGACATTCAGTTTCAACTAACTAATAAATATTCTAAACAAGAGCTAGCAGATGCTGCAAACGAATTAGAATCTATTGAGGGTGAGGTTGAAAATATGACAAGGGGAGAACTTGAAGTCTTGAGGGGCTATCTTGAGACAAAAGAAGCTCTTGAAACTTTCAAAATACCGTTAGGAGCATACGGTAACTAAAAAGAGAGGGGCCATTCGGCCCCTTTACTTTTCGTCATCCAGCATGTAATCAGCCCAGTCATAGGCTTCCCGTTTTATATCAAGCATACTTGGTGTGCCTCTTACATTAGACAATAAGCCAGCCATAGCCTGTCCTGCCAAGTATATCCTTGCAGTTATTTGTTTAGGCTGCGTCTTTGTCTTAGACTCACGAAACTTTTTTGCCTCTTTCTCTAGCTTCCCGTTCAAGTACTTTCTCCAAATTTTGAAAGTAGGCTTTGTTAAAACCTAGCTCCCAATCCCTGTTATCCTTAGTTTGTTGATCGTAAGGATTTGCTATCTGCCCACTGTAAAAATCTCTATAACCTTCGTTATAGGGTTTTACTTTTTGCTTTGATGCTGTATAAGTGCTTCTAGATACCATCGTGCTTTCTTTAAATCCTCTAAACCGTTTTTATAACGCCACCTGTGTAGGTACTTGGCTATGTTACCTCTATAATAACCGGTAAGCTCTTCGTCTGTCAAGATATCTTTTATATAATGAATACATTCTATAGTACCTTGACCGTAGTGCTTTGGTTTGTTTACATTATCTTCTTCCATTATAGTTCTACCAACTCTGCTTTGTCATAAGGAATGTGAAAGAACAACTCACCTGGTTTAATGTATCTACCCTTTGCTGGTGCAAGACTTTCTCTAGTTAATAGAAAATCTCTAATACGCCAAGCTTGTTTTAGATCCTCTCTAAATACATAGAAATTAAGAACCCCATTTTCAACTCCGTATTTGTCGATCAGTCTTTGCTTTCGTTCTGGAATACGTATCTCCTTCCAGTGTGTAGGCCAATCCTCTTTCCAAGCTACCTTAACTTCAGCTTCATTGAAATAAGTATAGCCATGTTTTTTAGACACGAGATCAACACCATAGTTTTCTTTTGTCTGTAGTAAGACGTGGCCCTTTTTTATTAGGTATTGAATCAAAGCATTTTTTGCTTTAGTGTCATATGCTTCATATAAAGCACGGTTAAAACTCTTTCGGACTGGTTTCAACTAGGTACTCCTTTAGTTCTGTGTACCCACCAATATGCCTACCTGCCCAGGTCCATATTTGAGGTACAGTTAAGAGACCTGCCTTTTTAAACAGGTCAAGAATCCATTTAGATTCCTCTATGGAGTAGTGTGTAATGCTACCCCCAGTGGAATTAATTAACTTAGTAGCTTGTTCACAGTAACTACAGTTTCGTCTGCTAACCATAACGTACATCATGTCAAGTCTACAATCTCACAGCTATCACCGGAGCAAGCCATAGTCTGCATAGCTACAGTGTTATCTTCACTTTCATACTCCGAAAGTTTAGACCAGTCAATACTTTTTGGCATAAGACTTAGAAGATATTCGTAATCAGATTTACCACAGTCTTGATAAGGTGCTTGCTGATAAGTGTGATCAGAGTGTGGTAGGAAAGATACACCAGACATCTCATCAAAATGTTTGTAAACAAAGGCACCTACATCTAGCCATTCAGAATCTCGTACTGTGATTGTAACACTTGGTTTATGCTCACACCAATGACGTTGATAAGTAAGCCACATCTCCAGTTGTTCAATGGCAGTCATATCATTACGTGTTACAGCATTGTCAGGAGACTTCTGTGGAAAAGAAAATACAGTAGTTGTATCACCTTTAAAAACACAAGGCTCAGATGGAATACCTTGATCCTTCATGAACTGTGTCAGTGGGTCTTTGTTATCTCCCCTGACGGTTCTAATATAGTAGTTTGAATGTCGGGCATGGATTCCAGAGGCACTGTCGACAAGTTGTGAGACCGTCCCACTAGGTTTAATGCAGCTAATTGATACACTCCTTGGAATACCAAGAGTATCAGCAAGATCACTATTAGTCTGTACAGCCACTTCTCGTAAATGTTCAAGGGTTTCCTCCAATCCTTTATTTTTAAACGTCATAAGAGGGTTATCCATAATACCCGTTAACGATACTCCAAGCAGTCGTTCTTCTTCCGTATTGTTCTGCCACACTTTTCGCAGATAGGGAAACTTAGTGTATGTTGATTGGATAGTTCCCAGTATTGTTGCCAGACGGACTTTCTGTTTAAGATCTTCGACAGTATCTGTAGCCCTGACCACAACCTCTGTAAGATTACAGAACTGATAAGGACGAAGGATAATCTCAGAACATGGGTTAGTTCCAAAGTCATAGTTAGGATCTCTCCTACCAAATTTTGCAGCTTGTTTCTTAGATGCCTCACGGTTAAACACTCCCCTCTCTCCTGACTTACTCTCTACTAGAGCAAGCCACTCACGCATAAAAGTTTCTACGTCAGGCTTTTCGGTATAAGAAACAGAGTTGTTAGCCAATGCACGATGTGCTGCAGTCTCCCACCACTGACCTGACTTGGCATGACGCATACGGTCATCACTCAGGTTAGACAAAGATATCATGGCCGAACGACGAACTCCGCCTACAACAACGATCTGACCGATGAAACACATCAAGTCATGGCATTCAATAGATGAGAGCTTACGACCCTGAGCATTCTTAAATGTATTTACTGCGAAGTTAAACAACTCTACTAGAGGTGCTGGACCTGATGCCCTACCACCAAACGTTTTAAGTCTTGCACCTGCAGGACGTACTCTACTAATATCCCACTTTGGAATCTCACCTGCCCATAGGAGTGCCAGTATTTGTCTGAAAGCCTTTGCCCAACCCTCTTTACTATCTTTTACCACGACGACAGTTTCACTATCGAAGAGTTGAGGAACTTCAGGGAGTTTACTGATGTACTGCCTCTCAACACTGAACCCAACCCCAGTACCACAGAGGAGGATATACATAGCCTCATCAAAGGACTTAGGGTCATCTACGGGTAGGTAGCTACAGTTATACCCTGCAGTGTTGTCACGTTCTAGTGCAGGGCCAGCAGTCATCATAGCTCTCATAGAGGGCATGATCTCCAGTCCAAGAATGGCTTGTTCTAATTCATACTTTGTCTTTAAATCAACCATATCTTTGATAACATTGTCACTGTAACGTGTTACTGTATCTTCCCAGGATTCACGTCCATATCCATCAAAGTATTTGGCGTACCGTGATTTGTGAATGAAAGATTGATAATCTGTTGGTAGCTGATTACTCATCTTTTGTCTCCATTTCCTTTTAAAGTTCCTCTTTCTTTTCGATCTTTTAATTTAGCTAAATTATTTCTAGCTACCTCAGAAAGATCAACATTTAAATCCCGACAGAGTGCAGCAATGTACCAGAGGCAATCTCCTATCTCATCTGCTATTGCTTCACGATCAAACTTACCGTCACGTAAGATCTTCTTTACTTTGTTTGCTACCTCACCAGCTTCCGCAGCCAAGCCTAGGGCTGGATAGATTACTTGATGTTCTACTTTGTATATAGCAGTAGATGCAGCCATGCTTTGATATTCATTCATCAGGTAGTCCACATCATTGAAACGTTTAAACGCATCTATATCATCTTGGCTTATCATATCTTACCTCACACTCCTTGACCACTATGTCGTCTATATCATACAAGCTTGCTTTTACCAATTCTGCAATGACATCTGAATTGTCACCAAAAGTCTCTAGAAAATTGGCATCAGGGTCAACATAGATTTTTATTGTTATGTCGAATGTCATCAGAAAGTTCCTAGTTATACTTGGGATGGGAGCCTAAGTCAATAGTAATTGGATCTATGTTTTTAGAAAAATGCTTTTGAAGTTCATAAGCATCCTCTAACTCTTCAAACCAAAAATTATCTTCTCCCATGACACCATCTATCTCAGACTTGCAAACCATAAAGTATTTACTATCAGGTGGTGCATCATCTAGCTCAGAGTCATCAACATCTTCAATTGATATTGGTCCTTGTACAATCCCCCATATTTTTACTTCCATCTTTTTATTAGCTCCATGTAATGATCTAAACTGATCATGGTTATCCACTGTTTTCTATCTGCACGAAAGAATACAACTGGTTCTCCTTTGCCATGCTTGCTGGCTTGTTCAATATAATCATAGGCCATCTTCATACCAGACTTCCTACGTTTTACTTCTATTGTGATAGGTATCTTTTTTCTTGCTGCAGGTGATAGCTGAATGTCTTCTCCTGTATCACCCATAGTAGTAGACTTTACATCATCAGGCTCAAGCTCAGGGAATGTTTCTAAGATTTTATCCCGTATCTCATTCTGACCACCCCGACCTTTAGCCTTAGCTGCCCGTGTCATCAAATACCTCGTCAACCTTTGGTTCTTTTTCTACGTGCACAAGATACTCAATACCGTAGGAGTACTTAAACATACGTAGGTTAGGCCAACAGGCTTTCTTATATTCACAAAACTGACAGGACTTATCTAGCTTAGTGTTAGGACTTGCCTTTCCTGCAGGTACTGGCTGAATGCGATCTTCCGGTATATCTCCACTGACCATACTCTTGGCATCTTCCATCTCCTGCTCTTTAGTTTCAAGCTCTTTGGAAAAGTCATAAACATCCAAGCATATTTCCCCATTGACTTTATCAATAGCAAGAAAAGCTCCGTGGTTTTTATCAGTAACCAAAGGATCATCCTTGGCTGCATATACGTAAGAAGATAGTTGGGAGATGTATCCGAAGGGATCATTGTCTCGTAGCTCACCGTTCTTAAACTTCTTAAAAGAAAAAGGGCTGCAAGACTTAACATCTATAGTCATGCCATCAATTACAGCATCCCTATGACCACGTATACCATGTACAGTTAGACGATCTTGAGAACCTTTTACCTCATGTCCTGCTGCAACAGCCATGCTAAGGATAAGCTCTTCAATCATGTCACCATAAAAGAACTTAAGAAGCATCTCAGCAGATAGTGGTTGACCTGATGTAGGTTGATTTACTTTGTACCACAACTTACGTTTGCATGGTGTACCGATGGACGAAAGAGAAAGATAACCACGGGGTTCTTGTGGTTTACTAAACCTTTTGTTTGCAGATACAGCAATGTTATTGCCAAGTAGTGAGCCGATGGTTCCATTCCAACCACCTTGACCATAGACTACTGACTGAATGTCTTCTACTAATGTGTCGATATTTTTCATAATATCTCCTTAAAAGGTAGCCCCCCGAAGGGGGCCACTAGTTGTTTGGGAGGAGGTTAAAATAGTACTTCGCCTTTTTCTTTTTCCCCTGTTGGTGTTGGCGAAGCAGTTTCACCTACAGGGTTTCCTACATACTCAACATGGTCTAAAACTTTTACCTTGTCAAGACGTGTGCCTACAATATTTTTCATCCTAGTATCGTAAACAGATAGTAAGACTTCTACAGTAGATCCATTACCAATGGGACCATCCAGATCGTAATCCCAAGAAGTATCATCAGACTTTGTAACAACAGGCGCACCACTATCCCAATCTTTTCCAGTATCAAACTTACGTACAAACTTTACCTTTGTGCCACGTCCTTCTGGGTCTGGTGTTCCCCGTTTAATAGAACGTGAAGCTTTCAAAGCCTCCATGTTATCACTATCCAAGATTACATCAATAGTACAAGCACCATTGCATTCTTCGTATGCTCCCTCGTAACCCTTCATGTCACGGTTTTGAGGAAACACTTTTGCCCATTCGGCAATGCCAGTTAGTTTTACTTTACGTGTAGCCATTCGGCCCTCCTTTGTTAGTGTACATCACTATAACGTTGACCATATTGTATGTCTATACCTAAGTCAACATTTAATTTAAGTTCTTGGTTAAGTTTTTCAATAGCCCAATTCAAAGAATTAGTATGCTCATTTTGTTCTCCGATCTTGACTAAGTTGATTGACTCGTCATGAAACTGACCGATGATGTTAGGTCTCCTAGTTCTATATAAAGCAACCCATTTGTCAAAACAATATGCACCGGTGGATTGATTTAATGTAGAGAACACGTCCTTCTCATAACGAAGTGAATGCCAGAAACCACTGACAGGATTTTGTACCCACATCTCCCCATTAATCTTTCTGATATTCTGAGCCTCAGCAAATGCTTTGACTGACCAGTTACGTTCCCAATATGCATCCAAGATAGACTGCGCATGGGGTATTGCCATACCAGTAGTTCGGGATAACTTAGCTGCACCTACGCCATAGGTTGCGGAGTAATTAACAACCTTGTAGTTTTTTCGAAGTGCCTTCAGCTCTGGACGTTGACCTTGATTGTAAGCATCAATGTCAGACTGACTGATTGCACCTGCATGTTTAGCCAAGTCGAGGTGTGGGTCAAAACCTTTTTGAGACATTTCATGCACATAATCAGGATCATATGGAAACATGTAGTGTCTCTTAGTTGTATCTTCAAGGGATGTCATATCAGCACCACAAAGAACGTAACCCTCTGGGGCAACCAAGCAGCCACGTATTTCTTTACCCCACGGTCTGTCTACCCCAGGAAGATTTACCAACGGTTTCTTATGTTTAAATCGTAGGGTGTTAGTCAGCCCATCTATCTCAGCCTTGACGTAGCCATTCTCTTGGCACTCAAGAAATGCTTCAAAGATTTTCAGCCTGTGTTGCATAACAGTCAGACCTTCAAGAACTTCAACAGCAGGGTTCTTATCTGCAATAAGTCGTACTGAATCAGTTAGCTCACCTTCCCTACGAACTTGTGGTATTTTTCTTTCTTCGCCTGTCTCCTTGTTTTTGTCGTACTTAAATGTGCATGGCTCCCAACCCATAGAGTAGAGCCAGTCTTTGACTTGATCGGTAGAGTTTGGATTAGGTTCATCCCAACCTTTCACAATTTCTACCTCACCATCATAGTGTGGTGGCAAGCCATGTTCTTTCAACAGATCAAACCAACGTTGACCATGAGCCGATGCGGAACCATCCTTACGGAAACAATTCTTTGGCTTAGTCTTTTTGGCAGTGACTTTACGTTTGGGCATTACTGCAATAAGTTCTGCCTCCTTTTCAGATTTCTGTTT